GTTGAAAAAGAAAAGGTTGAAACAGCGGCTTCAGAAATATTTAATGATTTTGAGAATGAGTTATCTGGCGTTGACGAGTTTTCTCTTCTTAAATCCGAGCATGACGGCATGACTGCTGAACAAATATCTGCACAGTGTTACATGCTTCTGGGTAAGAAAAACAAGAAGTCAACCAAAGCAACTAAGGAAAGCAAGACTGTTACATTTAGTTTAAATGGTCAAGCAGAGTCTGTGGACGAGCCTTGGTACAAAGAATTATACGATAAGTATGGAAAATAATTAAGGAAAGAGGTAATAAAACATGGCAACAAAACACGCTATTGTTAGAACTGATAATCTGTCAGGTACTATAGATGGTTCTAAGCTGATTTCAGCTAAGTTTTACAGCGGCTCTGATCCGGCTGCTATTGACAACGGAAATGTTGTATCTATTTCAGACGAGCTTATAAACAGAGAAACATATAAGGTAACTGCACCTACAGCGGCAGATACAAGAGCAACAATTGGTCTGGTGGCTTCTGTAGAGACTATGTATGACGAGCAGAGACATCACAACCTTGAGGATTTTACAAATGAGGCTGACTCACTGATTAGAGTGTATGCCCTTGAAACAGGAGACGAGTTCTCTGTAACTAAGGAGGCACTTGACGGCACAGTTGCTAAAGATAAGTACGTCAAGCTGACAGCGGACTCAACAAAGCTTACTGCAACTGACACTGCTACAGGTGCCATTGGTAAGATAGTTGCTGTCGAGATTGTAAACCCTGATACATACTACGTTATCAAGGTTAAGTAATTATAGGGAAAGGAGACACTATAATGGATACAAACGAGAAAATTGTTTCCCTTGCTGTAAATCTGTACAAGGGTAATCCTGTTGGCGAGTTTTCACAGAGCGACTCAATGGAGACACTGAGAAAAGCACTGGTTGCCGCTAACAATGGTTCTACAAAGATTTCATATAAAGATATAAGAGATGGTAAATGCAACGGCGTGTTTGCCATTGTTGAGGAGGTTATTCAGAGAACCGTAGTTGACGGTATTCAGGGTGACGAGTTCTTCATGAATATGGTTGACTATAGAAACGTGAAACTCGGTGACGAGAATGACTTCTACGTTCCATCAAAGGCACTCTTTGTTGTTTCTGAAGTTGCAAACGGTGTTCAGTCACTCAGACGTCAGAGACTTAATGGTGGTGAACATGTAACAGTTAAGACTTCTCTTAAAGCTGTTAAGATTTATGAGGAACTCAATAGAGTTCTTTCAGGTCGTGTAGACTTTAATACTTTTATCGACAGAGTGAGTGAATCTTACAAACAGCAGATGAGAGCCGACATCTATAATGCTTGGTGTACATATGTTGGCAATGGTTCAACCTATTTCCCTGTAGCTGGTACATATAGCGAAGATGGTCTGCTTGAGATGGTAAACCATGTAGAAGCAGCAACTGGCAAGTCTGCAACAATCATCGGTACAAAGGCAGCACTCAGAAAGATAAAGATAGACACAGTATCTGACGAGGCTAAGTCTGATATGTATAACATTGGTTACTACGGTAAGTTTAATGGTACAAACTGCGTTAAGGTAAATCAGATACATAAACCAGGTACAACTGATTTCCTGCTTGATGACAAGAAGCTTTATGTTATTGCAACAGACGATAAGCCTATTAAGGTCGTTACTGAGGGTGAGCCAACAATTATTCTTGGCAATCCTGCCGATAATGCCGATCTTACACAGGAGTTCTTCTATGGCGAGAGCTACGGCGTTGGTATTGTAATGGCGGATCAGTTCGGCGTTTACTCAATGTCATAATAAAAATATTAATATGCAGAGAGTCCAATGCTCTCTGCATTTTTTTGAATGAAAGGAATAAATATGAGTACAACAAAAAGTACAACATCTAAAGGTGTAGCTACATCGAATACAACCAAGGGGGCAACCACTAAAAAAGCCTCTACTTCTGAGTGTAAGAAGGTAGAGCACAAACAATTACCGCTTGATACAATGGTAGCATGCACAAATATGACTAGTGGCAAGCTAATTTATATAAGTACAAGACAAATGGGTTTCACTATTGAGTGGGAACACGAAGGAGATGTAGAATACATTGAACTTGGTGAACTTGTAACTATGCGCAATTCTCAGCGAGCATTTTTTGAAAAGAATTGGATTGCAATTGAAGACCCTGAAGTTAAAAAGTTCCTACGAGTAAATGCCTACTATGATGGTATTCCGTCAATAGACGATTATGAAGACCTATTCAATAAGCCAGATTCTGAGATATTGGAGATCTTAAAAGGCGTTCCAGATGGATTTAAAGAAATCTTAGCAAATAAGGCTAGCAAAATGATAAGCGATGGTACGATAGATTCTCGTAAAACAATTGCATTACTAAAAAGCGAACTTAACTTGGATATTGAAGAGTAATGGAGGTGTATGATATTGGCTACACCTTATAGTGAAATAACCGACAGCTTTGTTGGTATTGTAACAGAGTACAAGTTTTTTAATATTTTAAAGGAAGACCGTGACGAATGGCTTACTGATATAATGGACAGAGCTTGTGCAAGATTTAGAAAATCATGTCGTAAAAATCTTGACGACCGAAATGAAGAATTGCGTCAATTTAATGCCACACTTGATGCAGATGAGATTGACATTATTCATCAGTTAATGATTGCCGAATGGTTAAGACCTCAATTATTCTCCTGTGAAAATCTCGAGAACAGACTAAACACTAAAGATTATTCAGAGTATTCACCTGCAAACCTATTAAAAGAAATTCGTTCTACCCATGAGTATGCGGTTGATGAAGCAAAGAACATGATAAAGAATTATACTTTTTCATTCCGTGATTTGGGGGACAAAATAGATGGCAAATAATAATTTATATATTAACTATTTGAATTCTTTAATCTCCAAGGTATATAAAATTCTTCCGATGAAAGAAGAACAAAATACTACAACGGAAGCGTACATATCAAGTTTAATTTTTGAGCTACATGGCTTTGAAAATTTACTGAACGAATATCACAACGATGCGAGAATACTTACAATTATATGTATACTTGAGTCTCTTAAAGAACCTAACATTTCGCATGAGGTTTACAAAAGTGAAGTCTTTAAATGTATTAGCCTGATTGAACAAATTCTACGGGGGTGAGAGCAATCAATAAATTTGACTTGTATAACAGGGTGACTTTATCTGATGGCACAACCCCAAAAGAGAGAATGATTAATCATTGCAAAAATAATATCATTTATAAATCACGGCGCAGTCCTTCACGCAAAAGTGTTCTTATTGACAGCGAACAAAAAGATGTGGTAATAGTATCAGGAAGCAATAACCATGTAAAAACGATTTGTGCTTTGCCAAACGACATTATCTATGATGGACAAATTGTTGAATGGGAAAAATCACATTGGTTAATCTCTGATGTTGATATTGAATCTTCGGTTTATTATAAAGGAGTTATACACCAATGCAACATTAATTTACGTTGGCAAAACAAGGATGGCGAAATTATAAGTCGATGGTGCTATGCTGAAACGAATACCGCAGACGGTATCAAAGAGGGTAATACGTTAAATTTAACCGACGGCAATTTAACCTTGCATTTACCCCTAGACAATGAAACACGTCAACTTCGTTTAGATAGGCGCTTTTTATTAGATATAGAAAAAGACAATCCGACGGCATACAAACTTATTAATCGTAATGTTGTAAGCGGAATATATGATGAAAATCATGAACATGGTGTGTATATCATAACACTACAAAAGTCCGAACGATCGCACGATCGTGATAACTACGAATTGATGATTGCGGATTACTTTAAGCCTACCAAAGATAAGTCGGTTGGAATAAACTGCGCAATTAAATTTGATGGCTCCCCTACCATTAAGGCAGGCGGGTACTATAAAAGTTTTAATGCTGTATTCTATGATAAGGATGGTTCTGAAATATCGCAAGAAGCGATATGGAATGTAGCCGTTATTGACGAACATAAGAAATATTTTTCTATCGTTAATGAGGGTTCTACAATAAAAATCAAAGCCGACAACAATGAGGGTATCATTGGCTCAAAGATTAAAATTGAACTATGTAACTCGGCTCAAAATTGTTCTGCCGAACTTTATGTAAAGGTGGTGGCAATTTTATGACACCGTCTGGACAAATAAAAAAATACAAACAGCAATTAATATCATTGTTTGTGAATAATGAAAAAATCGTAAAGCTTATCAATGAAAAAGATATATCTAATCCTGAAGATTTGATATACCACAATTTCTTTAATTTTATCCGAGTGCCAGAAACTATTGATGAGGAACGTAATTATATTTGCGTTAAAATAGATGTGCCCGAAGTCTATACTTCAAGTCTGTTTTTTAAGCAAATCATAATAACAATCTATGTTGTTTCACATCAAAAGCAAATGGTTACGGAATTTGGTGGGGCACGTCCTGACTTAATTGCGGAACAAATTGAAGAAATTCTAATTGATTATAAGGGTATCGGCAAGAAAAAGCTTGTAGAAATCTCAAATGTAGAAAAAGATTTGGGCGATAGACACAGATGTCGTATCTTAAAATTCAAAGCCGAAGATATGTCAAAAAGTAGGTGTGCTATGTAATGGCAAATCAAAGTCTGCTTGATCTTAAAACTTTTAAAATACGAGATTGGATTTCTATAAAAATTCCAACTCTCGGCGAGTATCGAAAATTGAAAAACATTTCTGAACTCGTCAATATGTTTACGACAACTCCATCGGCACACATGATTGAACTTGATGATATGGGTATCGACTTCACTCAAATCAGTGATTACGAATTTTTCTTGAAATTGTTCGATACCGCATTCGTGAAGCCTCAAGTATTAATGACCTGCGATATGTCAGATGATGATAAAATTAACCTTTTATCAACACTGCAAATTATCGACTCAAATGAACTTTTTGACTGTGTAGATTTTAATTCTTGTTACATAGACAATGAAAATGGCTTAAAAACTATCAAGGATATCGAGGGCAATCAAATTATTGACGAATTTATTTATATGCAGATATCCAGCGCTTTATGCGAAATATTCAACGTAAAAAAATATAAGCGTAAACCGGGTAACAATACTGCAAAAGAATATATTCTTGAACGTGAACGTGAAAAAGCAGAAATAGCAAAACGCCGTAACAAACAGCTCCAAATGTCCGACGACATCTTAGACGGCGAAATTGTTGCATTGGTATGTCACCCAGGTTTCCCTTACGACTTTGATAGTATTAACAATATTTCTATTTACAACTTTTATGCCTGTGTTAAACAGGTTATAAAGAAAGACCAATACGATAAGTTGGTCACTGGGGCTTATTCAGGTTTTGGTACAGTTAAACTTGATAAACTTCCAGAAGATAAATTAAATTGGTTATCGTGGAGATAGGCTCAACCGCAAGGCTTGAGTCTTTTTTATTTTTAAGGAGGAAAAACTATGGCTATTCAGATTAATGGTTTTACCATTACTTCCCTTGAGAAGATACATGGCTATGACAGAGTATCTGGCGTTTGTGAGTTTCTGCTTGACGAGCTTAAGTCTGCTAAGATCGCAAATACTGAGGATACAACAGATATCACAGGTAAGGGTGATAGAGTTCTTAAGCAGATTAAGAAGAATAAGTCCACAACTGTAAGTGGTGAGTCTGCACTGATTTCAGGCGGTCTGCTTGCGGCTCAGACAGGTTCTTATGAAGAGGTTGGCGATGTTAATATTAGATTCCCTGATGTTATCAAGGTTGAAGACACAACTTCCTGTAAGACAAAGTTTACGGCTCTTGGCGCAGTCGGAGCTGAGATTATTGACCTCAGAGTTATGGCTCCAAACGGTGCGCTTCTGCCTATCCATTATACACAGTCAACTGGTGAGGCTGACGCCACACACTTTAAGTATGAAGCAGCTACAAAGACGCTCACACTTCCTACTGATACAACAAACATTTCAGTTGGAACTTCAATCGTAGTTTTCTATGATTTCAAGACAACAGGTTCTAGGGTTATCAATAAGTCCGACGTATTTGGTAAGACACTTTATGTTGCAGTAGATTGTCTTGCTACCGACGTTTGTGACAACGAGTACAAGTGTCAGTTCATCATTCCAAGAGCACAGTTCTCTGGTACGTTTGATATTGACATGGGCGGTGACCAGACAATTCAGGCTTTTGAGGCCACAACACTTGTTGATACTTGCCAGGGTACTGCAAACGGCGAACTCTTTGAGTTCATTGTATATCAGGATCCAGAGGATTAAGGTAAGGTGTAGAGCAATTGTCTAAAACCAAATACCTTAATGAATGTAGGTTATGTGGAACGCACTACCCTGCCTGTAGCTATTGCGATAGCACCAAAGAATCAAATAGTTGGCGCAAGGTCGCTTGTTGCTGGGGGCATTATCTTGCACTTCAACCGATGATTAAATACGACCAAAAGTCGTTATCAAAAGAAGAGGCGAAAGAGGAAATAAACAGTGTTATTAACCTTTATGGTAAATTTGAAGTATCAAGCACCATGAAGAAATTGTATGACGACATCATGTGTGATGAAGCAAAGCCTGCAATAAAGAAAAAGCAGAAAATAATAAATGCAAATAAATAACGTATCGGGCTTGTAACAAGCAAGCCCTTTACTTTATTGAGGATAAAAGGATGAAAGCTAATCATATTTGCAAATATAGCAAATGTAATTTGGGCAACAATGGACAACCAAAACAATATTATGCCTGTGACTATTGCGATCGAATTAATTCTTGGAAATCCATAGCGTGTTGTAAAGAACACTTTGATTTATATATAGAAGAAGAACTCGAGCGTAAATCTATGCTGAATAAAATCAATATGTTGCCAAAGCGTATCGACATGAGTGAGGACGAAATAAAGGAGCTTTATAATATTCCAGCCGACGTTGTACTTGAAAAGACCAACCAAGAACTTCAATATTATAAAGACAAATATGGCATTGACAATATTAACGAGGTTGTTGACAAAATAAACGACGAATTAAATAAGGAGGGTAGGTTATAAAAAATAGCCTACCTATTTTTTTCAATACGAAATTATATTTTCTATGTTTGTAATGTGAGGTGAAATTATGCCAAGATTAAAAAGCTTATCAAAAGAACAGGCAAAACAAATTGCTAATATCAACAAAACAATAGCCGAAAAGGTTGGGGTCGCTTTGTCGAAAGCAATGCAAGGCGAATTCCAAGAAAAGGCTAAAAAAATCATGCACGATAAAGTCGTTGAAGATGTGTACTCGTATACCCCAGTAGTATATAAACGTCGTGGTACAAATGGTGGTATGGCCGACGAAGATAATATTCAGGTGCTTTCCAATGAAGTTACAGTAGCACCACGCAAGAGTAGTAACAGAATATGGGCTGAAGATACAAAAGGAACTGAGACCAGAGTTTATGGTAAAAATGGCTACTTTGTCAAACAACGAGGTAACTATATAAATATGGATTACAGAATTTCGGGTAACTTTTCTTTTGCAAATATCACTCCGCCAAATGATAGTGTATTCGGAACTCCCATTGATTATAGTTCTGATCCAACAATTTTATCGGCTTGGATTGACCAAAATGCTGTTCCAGATCTAAATGATATGTCTCGAAAATTTAATGGACATCCAAAGCATTTTATAAAAGATACTTACGATGAATTTTATGTTAGCGGGCTTGCCAAAGATATTATAATAAAAGGCTTAAAAAAAGAGTTTAAATAAGGACGGTGAATGAATAATGGCAGGATATATAGGCGACGTAAATATTAGGGTCAATGCCGACCTTAATACTAAGGATATGGAAAGGGTCTTGAAAGATTTCACCCCTACCATTGAAATAGAGCCCAAGGCAGATAAGTTAAAGAAATCACTTGAAAATGAATTAACCAAAGCTTTTGCAAAAGTTAAAGACCTAAAAGACGAATTTGATAATTCTACTTTTAAAGCAGACAAAACCAATTACAACTTTTCGCAGTTCTTTGATACCTTTAATAGCAGTCAAATTTATGGTAAGGGTAACAAAGATAAAATACAGAACAGGCTTAACTACTATATAAAGAAAGCAAATGAAATGCACGATGTTGCTCAAAGGCTTTCTAATAGCAAACTCGAGTTTGACACCTCTTTATCGTCACTTGGTTTAAGTTATAGTGACATTGGGCTATCTGAAGATCAACAGCAGTGGTTAAAATCCGTTGAAAAATCTTACGAGACTGCGGCACAAAAAGCGCATAAAGTAATAAATGGAGTTATATCTCGATATAACAAAGAACATCCTGATGATAGCTTGCAGATAAATCCATTAAATGCGAACTTCGGCGATGTATCAAAACTATATACAACAAGTTTACAAACGTCTATAAAAACAGCATTTAAAAGAATTAATGCTACGGGATTAGACCCAAGTAAACTTAGTACAAAAGATATAGACTTACAAACCAAGAGACTATCTGATGTTATTCCGCTAATGCAGACACTTAACAAATTCTCCAAAAAAGATATGGTTAAGTATAGATTTGATGGGGATACAGATAAAAGTGTTGTTACCATTGCCCGTGTAAAAGAACTATTAAAAGACTTTGAGTATTATTGGAAAGAAGCAACGGTTTCTCAAAAAGAGCAAGTCAAAGATAAACAGTTAAGCAAATCTGAAGAAAAAGAAGTTTCTAATGAGGTTTATGTTGAACAGCTTGAAAAGCGTGTATCTGAATTAAAGCAGGAAAACTTAAAGCTTGAAAATGACAAAAAGAGGTTTGCGGCAAAAAAAGAAGATACTGGTGGCAAATCATCTGATGATAATAAAAGCCTCAAATTAGAAAATGAAAAATTAAAAAAAGAAAATTCTGAATTGTCTGAGTTTATGGCTAACATACAGGATAAACAACAAGATTCAGGTGATGGTTCTGGCAACGGCAGTCCCTCAGAGGGTGGCGAAGTTAGCGAGGGTGGCGTATCACTTTCAAGGTTTGAGGCAATCAAAGGGCTGCTCAAATCCCGTGACATTTCTTTAAATAACAAAAAGAAACAAGTTGAAGTTTTAAACAAGAAAATTAAAGAGCTTGAAGAAAAAGCCAAGTCTAGCGGCAAAGCTACGCTAAAAGATAGCGACGGCAACACTGGTATATCTGGAGTTGATGGCGAAAATTCTGGCGATAAAACAGACGAGGAAAGCACAAAACTAAAAGCCAATCTTGAGGCTCTTAAGAGACAATATGAAAAGTCGAAATCCGACTACGAGAATAATAAAAAGCTTTCCGAAGAGCTTAAAGGCTTAATTGATAAAGCCGAACAATCACAACAAGGTGACTCGGGCAATATCTCGAAAGAAGCCTTAGAACAGTTCAAGACTGAGATTGAAAAAGTATGTTCTTCAATTAAAATAGGCGAATTCGATTACGCTGAAGCTTTAGAAAAACTTAGGCAAGCATTAAAAAATGAAGCAGTAGATATTAATATCGGCAACTTGAAAACTGCAAGTAAACCAACAGCCGATTCTGCTTCAAGCCCGCAAAAGAGAGTTACAAGAAAACCGTCGGCTAAAAGCGATAAATCAGATAATACCACTGAGGATGACCAATATTGGAAAGAAAAGTTTAAAGCCAATATTGAAGAACGCACAAGTGAACAATCTCCACAGGAACTGAAAGACTACTTCAAGGCCGTGTCTCAAATATCACAAGAAATTGATAAGTCGATGAAGTCAATCAATAGCACAGCTGATAGCTTGATAAAAAAATCGGGTACAAAATCACAGCAATCACAAAGTAAGAACTTGGGTTTATCTAGTGAATATTCGGCAATACAATCTCAGGCGGCTAGCATTCAAGAGCAGATTGAAAGTATAAAGCAAGAACTGTTAAATCCTGATGCTGACGCTAATTCAATAACGTTCTTCAAAAATATAGACGAGCAAATTAAAGAGCTTTATGCAGACTTAGAAGTTATTCAAAATCAATACAATAATACTACCAAGAAATTCGACGAATTAAGCAATACATATAAAGTAGATGCGGCTACCAAGCGAATGGAGAAAAAGACTTCAACGCTTTTAGGTCAGTATGTATCATTTAAAGGAGCTAATAGCAACGCCTTTAAACAAAATTCTGATTTAGCCACACAGTGGGATGAATGGTATAACAAACTTAAACACCCAGAATTGCTTGATGCGAAAGAAATTGATAAAGCCGATGCAAAGCTCAAGGAAATGCGTGCTACCGTAAAAGATCTAGGAATTGGCGGTAAAACAGCTGGCGAATTGATTTCTAATATGTTCAAAAAGTATGGTGGCTGGGCAATTGTTACTAGGTCAATGGTATATGTAAAATCTGTACTGAGAGATATATATCAAGCAACCAAAGATGTAGATACCTCAATGGTCAATCTTAAAAAGGTTAGTAACGAAACGGCAGCATCATATGATGCGTTTTTGACAAATGCGGCAAAGAAATCAAAAGAACTTGGCGTTTCAATAAGCGACTTGGTAGACTCGACTTCTGAGTTCTCAAGACTCGGCTATAACCTCAAAGACGCAACCAAGCTCGGCGAACTTGCAACAATGTATTCCAATGTTGCCGAAGATTTAAGTGTAACCGACGCCGCCTCTTCAATCATTTCGACAATGAAGGCGTATGATATTGCCGCAGACGATGCACAAGAAATCGTAGATAAGTTTAACTATGTAGGCAACAACTTTGCCATTTCTTCCACTGGGCTTGGTGACAGCTTACAACGTTCTGCTTCTGCTTTGGTTGCCGCAGGAAACAGCCTTGACGAAACCATCGCACTTACAACGGCGGGCAATGCTATTGTTCAAGACCCTGAAAAAATGGGCACTGTTCTTAAGACGGCTTCGGCTAGATTAAGAGGAGCAACAGCCGAACTTGAGGAAATGGGCGAAGAAACAGACGATGTAGCAAACGGCACAGCAAAGCTACGTCAGGAGATACTTGCTCTTTCTGGCGTTGATATCATGAAGAATGATAATACCTTTAAAGGTACATATCAAATTCTTGACGAAATATCGAAAGTATACGGCAGCCTTTCAGATGTAAATCAGGCGGCACTGCTTGAACAAATTGGCGGTAAAAACGGTATTAACGTAATCGCCGCAGTATTATCCAATTTTGACGAAGCAAGAGAAGTCATGAGTACCATTGGTGGTTCCAAGGGTTCGGCTTCTGAAGAAATGGAAAAATCACTTGACTCTATAACAGGTAAGCTTGGAAAACTTAGTGCTATATTCCAAGATATATCCACGAAGGCGTTAGAGTCAGACACAGTTAAATCGTTCTTAGATATTCTTATCGGTATAGGTAATGCAATATCTAAGCTTATACCTAACCTTAATACTGTGCTTAAAATTGGCGGAGCAATTGGTGCGGGAGCATTAGGTGCAAAAGGTATTAATATAGGTGCGGGTGAACCCATAAAACACAGGGTTCCACTGAGTATGCCCGCAAGCATAATGGTAATACTATAATCGAGGTATTATTGTTATGACAGGCAAAAAAGCATAAATTGACTACTTAGTAGTAACGGGTTTGATAATTCCCGTTCGGGGATGGTAATATTCAATTCTATCACACTTTTTTTTGAATATGAGAGTATCCGCATCCAAACCGATCGGCGTAAGTTTGTCGCATAATACATAATCGGCTTAACGATCGGCAGGTTCAGAGACTATAATTGCTTATTGGTGTTCTGCGATAGTGAGCACTGATTATTGGATAGTCCACGGTGTAGTTGTCGGATAGACGGCAATAAAAATTATAAAACTGTTGACTTCTGTAATATTATGTGATATAATGGAATAAAAATATTATAGGAGTTGTTAATTATGTCTAAAGAAAATAACAAAGAAAATCAAAATAAGAATATCAACGAGAGCGTTTCACATGAACCAATAGTGGAAATCAATGTTAGAAGGAATTATTCGTATGTTCCAATCGACAGCGATATTAGCGAAAGACCACCTATTCCTACTGTTGATATTGATAAGAATAAAAAGGAGAATGACGGTTGACCGAAATTATTTCATACTTACCAAATATAATTATTTATCTAGTCTTGGGCTTTGTTTTTATTAAAGTCTTTAGATTTGTTTATATAGAAGAAAGCCCAAATGATAGTCAACATATACTTACCGAATCTCTCATATATGGTTTTATTCTCCAAAATATCTACTCGGCTTTTCCAATTAGTATTAACACTTATATTGACATAATAGGAATGGTTTTGTCTACAGTAATAATAGCATATTTTCTTGCTAAATTTATATATAGTAAACTATTTAGCAAAATACTTGCTAAATTAAAAATACAACAAACGCCGATTAAAGATTTTTGGATTGATATAACACATTCAAAAGAGCGAACATATATAACCGTTTATGATAAAGAGTTCGATCGAGTTATAAATGGAAGATTTGCTAGAGCTGAAACATTTAATAAAAGACCACTCATACAGCTATCGGAATATATTATAAAAAATACACGGGGCGATATAATATTCGATATGTCTCTTAACACTGCCGACACTATTGTTATTGATACGTCTAAATACCCCGAAATCATGTTATCACATCCACAGCCAAAAGCCGAAAAGAAATCTGAAGAATCACAGTCTAAACACAACCCAATAAAGTCAATATTAAACAAAATAAAAACTAAATTTCATCATGACTGAAAAAGCTCCGAGTTTCCTCGGAGCTTTTGTTATAGAAAGAGTTTTATTTTCCAAATGGATATATCGTTTAATCGTTTATGCCCGTCGTCTTTTAATACAAAAGCATTGAATTAATATGTCAATTTCTGTTGACACTCACAGGAATATATGGTATAATCTTCGTAGAAGATAATGTTATTATATACATATTAATGGAGGTGCTACGATATGGATTTTTTCTTTCTTTTATGTGGTTGGATAATTTACGGTATCATGAAAGCTCACGAAAAAGCCGAGCTTGCCAGAAAGCTTCCGCCGAAACCAACCAAGCCTTATAACCTTGACAGGCAACTTGAGCTGATTGATTGGTTTCGTCATAAGAAAACGTACTACGACGGCACTCCATTTCCAAGTGACTTTTCACTTATAAACTGTGATGAGCAAGCTCGTCGTCAGCTATATAAAGAAGGTTATGCTTGGATGTCGGCAAGTGGTTCGCTGTTCAAACTTGACGATTATATTTTTGACAAAGAGGGGTATATAGTTGGTTATAATTTTCCAACTACTTTGAAACCGCAAAGGGAAAGAACTTATAGTAATATCAAGCACGAAAATGATAAAGATTAAATTATCGGCATAACAAAAAAGCTCCGAGGAAACTCGGAGTTTTTATTATGCAAAGAGTTTTATTTTCCAAAGTGATATATCAAGCTCTTCGTAATCATCATCTATAAGATAACTATTGAGTTTACCAAGCATTCTATCAACTTCTTTGTGCTTGTTTTCATGGGCGTCTATTGTCGAATCAATGTATTCGTAAGGATAGCTTCTTGACCATTCTCGATTTTCGTCTAATCCAATGGTTTTACGCTTATGCTTTAATAGGTCGTATTTCTTCAACATCTTACGAGTTCCCCAAAAATCGCAGTAAATGTATTTTTGAGCTTCTGATAAACTTTCTGAACTATCATGCTGCACAGAACAACGAGTTATAAGCCCATCTTCAATTTCATAAGTTACGAAGTAACATATAGTTTTACTATCACCGTAATCATTTACTTTTTTATACACGTTGAAATCATCACCAATTGAGCTACCCTTGGTACACCTTTCAACTTTTTGAACAAGAGCAAGTATATGTTGTTCGTCGTCATTTAATACAGCTTTAGCTATTTGTGGTTTAAAAATGTTAAACAGCACAAAAATTACAATGATAATACCGATAACAATTAGAACCTTTTTATGCTTTAATAGTTTCGCTTTCATGTTTGTCTCCCCTGATTCTATATAAGTTTTTACAGGTTAATTATACCACATTTATACCGTTGTGTCAATGTTTTTTACACCGATACTCAAAACAATAAAAACTTTACCAACGGCAATTCAGAACGGTATAGCAAATGGTAAAAATAATTCAATCGTACTTTCGACAGATGAGGCAGAATCTCAGCTCACCGATTTTATAGAAAAAGTAAAAGTCGGTGGTATGAGTGCTGAAGAATACTTTAACGATCCTTTAAATGAAAGTAAGACGGTTCTAAAAGGTTACGCCTCAAGTGTTGACGACGCCTCTATGAGCACAAAGGGTTTTGTGCAATATAGCAAAGACCTCAACGTACAGGTTAATAAGCTTGGAAAAAGCGGTGGCATTGTTTCTGGGGTTTTCAGGAATATTAAAACCATCATAACAAATGGATTGGTTACACTAGCGACATACGCAATTTTCTCCGCTATTGACTATTTTGAAAATCGTGTAAAGAGAATGAAAGAGGAAGCCGAAGAATTAAAGACGGCTTACGAAAATAAGGCTGATGAAATAAACGGCAATCTTAATTCGGTTGAAGGTATGTCCAAAGAATTTGATAAGCTTTCCAGGGGCGTTGATAATTTTGGCAATAATCTTTCATTGACTAACGATGAATACTCCAGATATAAGGAGATATCAAACGAGCTCGCTGAAATCAATCCTAAGTTGGTTCAGGGTTACGATGATGAAGGTAACGCCATTATTAATAAAAACAATGCCATTAAAGATACAATTTCTTTGCTAAAGGAACAGCAAAAGTTAAACGCAAGCGACATCACTTCTGATAAAAACTTGCAGAAATTAGCCAGCGGACTGATTGGTTCTTTTACTGATGAAAATGTAAATATGAATGGTGTTCACAATATTGAAGACCAGTTTGAAAATAATTATTCAGACGAATTATCTAAGAGGATAAAAACCTATGTTGATAATTTAGATGATAAAGATAAATTAAAAAAAGAATTTGCCACTTATTGGAGAACAATAGCGCAGTCTGGTTTTGAATATTCGGCTAATCATTTGACGGACATACAGAACGACATAAATGAATTAATAAGTAAGGGCGGCAAAGATAAAGATTTAATGTCCGACTATAACAAATATGTGAATTTCATAAACGAAAATATAGACCAATATAATTTGTATAAGCAAAACCTTGAGGAATATACCAAGTCCCTTAACTCAACCTTACAGCTTATTCCAAGCACTCTTGATTTTTATGATGAATTATCAAGTGGCGAAAAGGGTATTATATCAAGTTATATTAATAATTTTGCATTAGACATAAGCGGCAATCACAAGAGCTTTGAAGATCAAATTGTTGAAGAACGAAGCAAGATTATAAGCTTTTGCAAAACCTTAAACAATTCACTTGATGCTAACGGCGAACCGCTGTCAATTACATTGGACGCTTTGTTGAATCTTGATACTACACAATCTGTTCAAGAATATACGAAGCAACGTGACAAATTGCTTTCTAAAATTGCCGACTCTGACTTTGCTAAAAACCAAGGGCTTTCAATCGATGATATCAAAGTTATGCTTGGTTTCTCATTTAAGACAAACGACGACGAGATAGAGGACGAGCTTGCAAACAAGATTAAGAATATTGCCACCCGTGTTGCGAAGCGTGTGCCACCACTGGCGGGCAGACGTGACAACCAGGGAATTATCGAAAATCTTTTGGGCAATCTAACCCCAGATAACATCGAAACCTTAATGGATACCAACCTTGAGGAAATAAATTCATGGCAGGATGTTCTCAACCTCTTAAATACCAAAACCACATTTAGCCTTGCCGACTATTCTGAGGATGTTGACAACGTTCAAAGCAAAATTACCGCACTTGCTTCTGCGTATAAAGAAATTCAAGATGGCACTTTTGAAGTTGGTAGTAGTGGCTGGGAACTCGTTAAAAGTTATGGAGAATTTCTTCCATACCTTGACGACACAAATGGCGGCTTTGAAGAACTCGGTAAGAAAATCAAAGAAGCGATGGGTATTGCTCCAAACGACCTGATTAAGCAACTTTCTCAACTTAAAGGTTTGAGTGACGCCGATCAAAAATCTGTAAATAATCTTATCAAAGTCCTCTATAAAATGAAAGATGTTAGCCTTTCAAATCTTACTTCAGACGGATTACTGACCGCCGAGAAGAATCAAGTACAAGCAATAATTGATAAGATAAATGATAAGAAAGACAAAGAACAGGAATATCTCGATACGCTTCAAGAAGAGGAAGATACTTTAAATGATATCATTGACAAGTATCAGACCGCTGGTGATACTGCTATTGATTATATTGAAAAAGAAATCAGTAGTCTTGAGGATTCTCGTGACGATGTAGAGTCATATTACGACGACCTCATTGATAAGCTCAAAGAGGAAAATGACGAACGTGATAGGGCCATTGAGTTGCAGGAAAAGCAAGACGCTTTAGCTAATGCAAAAAAGAAAAAGGTTGCTATCTATAGCGAAGCAAGTGGCTGGCATTTAGAAACCAACTCCGACGAGGTTGAAAAGGCACAACAGGAACTTGATTCACTACAAAACGAAATAGCTATTGACAATCTTGAAAAAGAGAAAGAGGCTGCTATGCAACCTTATACCGATCAAATTGAGGCATTTGAAAAGTATAAGCAAGCATGGAGCGATGCTATGAGTGCCTATACAAACAACCAGAATGAAATGATTGCGCAACAAATTTTAGGTATAGATTGGCAGGGCAAGCTTCACAATCAGGATATCGGTATTCTTAACAAATACCAAACTGATTATAGCGGTTATCAAACTAAACTCAAAGATAATGTTCAAAAAGAGAAAGAGATTACTCAAAACCGCATTGACCAATATGCAAAAGAAGCAGATGAGTGGGAGAAGTATCTCAAACAATTTGATACATTCGTTTCCGATTTATCTGACCAAGACGTTAAATACTTTGAAGAACTTAAACTCAAAACACTTAATGAAAAGAGTACATACCAAGAGCGACTTGATGCTTTGCGTGAATTTAAAGCCGATTATATTCAGCTATCAGATGATCTGGCACAATATGAGGGCACCTCTATAAAGAAAGCTTTGTCTGGTAGCGGCGTATATGCTGTCGAAAAAGATAACGCAATTCTTGGTGCATACACCACCAAAAAGGAAGCCGACAAAGCTATGTATAAGTTTGCGGGGCAAATGATAAGTGAAAAGGTTTCAATGCTCGGTGGCTTGAGTAATATCAGTGTAACCAAGCTTGCGGAACTACAAAAGGAGATACGCTCAAAATTCAAGGTAAAGCAGTATGCGACGGGTGGAGTTAATAGCTACACGGGAACGGCTATGCTACACGGAACACCATATAAGTCTGAGGTAATCTTTAATTCTTCAGACGCCAAGAAACTCTATGACATTGTACACAATACTCGCAATGTTGCAAGCGTTGTTGGTAAGACTATAGGTGACAATCTTGTAAGTGGTACGCAGGCGGCTGGATCAATGTTCACAACAAATGATACCACTAATGGTGATACCACAATTACATTTAGAATTGGCGAAATTCATACTACCGACGGCACAACATTCTTACAGCAAATGAATGACTATTTGAAGCAAGCAGACCGTGACCGCATGATAGGTAGAAACAGATAATACAAAACGAGCCGTCAGACCTTGGCGGCTCTTATTTATTATAAAGGGTGGTGAAATGAATGATAATGACACCTACACTGGTTTTTCCAGATGACGAGGTCGTAAAAATAGATAAACACAAGGGCGAGGGCGGTGAATATGACCGTGCGCCACGTTTTAGCTACCAGTTTAATTGCACGGCGGGTTCTGCAATGCGTTGGGCGTTGTGTACCTATACAAACATAAGAACTGGGGAACAGAACTATTCTTATTTTCCTAAAGGCGGCGATATCAATACATTTTACAATGGCGATAAAGTTGATGTAAATGAATTGGTTTTTAATGACATAGCAAAGAATGGTCACGATTATATGTATCAGTATACGCTGTTTCAAACAGACCCAACGACTATTGCCGACGACACACAGTATGGTGACGGTGTTGGGTTGTATGATATGTACTTCTGCCGTGGTAAAATCCAATCTTCGGGTACTACATCAAGTTTTATGATTAACAAGGAAATTGCAAATCTCAAGAGCGCGTACTATTATGAGCGTTCCGACGGCTCAGTGTATTTAGTCGGCGGCGCCTATATCGAGATTGGAGAAGAAAGACGACTGATAGAAACCTACGATTATAAAACTGGTAACGTAAGATTAAAGTCTGGTTTTACAACAGCCCCTGCAAGAGGAACTGTGTTTAGGATTTTTACAAATTACTTTATGGATAAGCCGCATTATGTTAAATGCCGTGAAGATCCACAGTGCGATTTTACTGTATCAATCTCTTCTAAAACAGCAAATCCAATTGAGTGTAAGACAAGTTATATACATCCAAACCATGTCGGGCTAAAGTATTACAAGTATTACCTTTATCAACTTATGGGAACGACTGGCGCTATTCATGACGGCAAAATTCTTGAAACGTCGGCATACAACTATGTAACTATCGAGCCAGGTATTGCTGATAAAATAGAGGGTAAATATATAATGATTGAAAGCTCGCCCTCGGAAAACACGGGACATGTTTACAATGGAACAAGCGCATTAATCGTATCATACGATATTGATACAGGTGTGGCTAGTCTTAATTATTCGGCTCGTGATTTGATAAAAGGTTCACGATATACTATTTACAATGGCAATGAACGACTTATCGACGAGAGCGACGAGATATATGATTTTGAACTCAAATACTCATTTTATGCAAATTGCTTTGGAAGCTCTTTTAGGGCTGTAAGTGAAATCATGACTCTCGATGATAAAATGTACAGATATACTCAACAGAAAGACTTCCCTGCTGAAAGTATAGACGGGATAGTTTCAGAATTTGATTTTAAAATCTTTGATAACCACACAGCTATGCTGACGTGGAAAACTACAAAATCACTCGGAGTAGCAAAAATCTTTAGACAAAATGTCAACGATGACGAATATGTTTTCATCGGAACTGCTACTGGCAATTCATTTTTTGATGTAACAGTGGGCAATCAGCAATCATATATTTATTATATTTGTTATGCAAACTATGAGGCATATATTACGCCAGAGATGTCTACTGATTGGATTGGATGGTCGATTTACTCGTTAAAGGCCGCTGGTGATTGTTATAATAAAAAGCTCTATTCAATTAATGAGACTTGGCATTTTATTGCGGGCATTAACAACAATGATATAATATCAAATATTGGACTCACTGTTCATACGGGTACGGGCGTAAAACCCAAGACTACACGAACTGTAACAAACTATGAAAGCGGCGAATTTACGGCAAACCACTTAACATTGGCATGCCCCGAGGACGAAATAGTTGATACAATTGATAGCGTTAAATCTTGGACAAAATTCATTACAGGTAAAAATGATTTCATGCTAAAGTCTGATAAGGGCGATGTATGGATTGTGAATATTTCAGACAATCCGTCGAGATCGTATGATGAAAGCTCGGTGTATGACTTAACTACAATTAAATATAATTGGGTTGAAGTTGAAGATATAAATGACGTTATAATAACAAGATAAGGAGGTTGATACGATGGATTACTATAATAAAATAGATGAAGCGTATTTGACCGAATTACAGAATCCAATGCGTAAATTAAAATTCAAGGTAGAAATTCTATCACACTATGAGGGTGCAATCGGACAAATTACAAACGACCTTTCCTCTGCCGAGGTTGGTTCAATATCAATTAATAAGGAGCAAGGCTGTCGCAGGTCTTGCTCTTTTACTATCATAGACCGCGATGAGAAGTATTTACCACAGGTAGACAGTTGGTTTTGGTACAATAGGAAGTTTAAACTTTTTATAGGCGTAGTTGTTTCAAATGATATATATTGGTTTCCACAAGGCGTATTCATTACAAAATCGACAACAGCGCATGGCAAAGCATTAGCAATCGAAGGTATTGATAAATATGGTTTTCTAAATGGCGAATTAAATGCAAGAATGTGTTTAGTAGAATATCAAGCTAGTGTTACAAATTCTAAAAAAGGAACAAAAATTGCCGACCTTATTCGAGATACTTTGATGTTAGATTTAGGTAATAACATTCCGCTTGACCCTGTTGAACCTTTAATTGATCCAATCTTTTATGATGCAGAATTATATGACGATATCGTGGTTGACGAGGGTGGGTACCTTGGTGAAATATTCGATAAGTTGGCTGAAATGTATGGTGCTAACATTTATTACGATGTCAACGGCAGGCTTAGAATGGAAAGGGTATTTAACTATAATCTTCCCTCTTGGTATAGGCATCTATCGCCACAAAGTAATCTGGGTGAAGTCGATATAGCTGAAACCGACATTGATGTTCAATATAATTATGACGGTGTAAACATTGTGACAGTTACTACAGATAACACTAACGGCGAGATATATTCCTATACAGCAAAAAATGAAAACCCACAGTCCCCAGTTTGTATAACCTCGGTGGGATATAAGGGATTGGACGGCGGTACTTATTATATAAGTCTTGGCGATACAACGCTGGATAGTGGTGAAGAAAAATGTAGAATGCAGGCGGAGTATATGCTGTTGCAAAATACCTGTATGGGAACTTCGGTAAGTTTTAATTATCCAAGTCTCCCTCATCTTGATGTTGACAACACAATTGAACTTACAAACGAATATTACAAATTTAAAAAGCAACTTTTTCTTATTCAATCATTAACCATTCCTCTTAGCAATGGGGAGATGACTATTGAAGCCACTAATCTGCAATGGCTACCATTTGACACGGACTGTATTTCGATTTACTGTGAAACTTTAAGCAATACAGTGGCAATATCTTATGACACGAATGGTGGCAAGGACAAAGGCGGCAATACTATCACTTATAAGAGCATTAACCAAGCCCCTAATAAACAAATCGTTTTACAAGGTGGGGATATGTATAACGAGAATAAATTGTTCGCATGGACGGATAGTCTAGGCAACAAATACAATTATGGCGACGTGTATACTATACCAAATAACAACACAACATTGACGGCTCAATGGATAACAGGAAATGAAGTTACAGTTACCAATACATTGCCGACAGATAGCACGGTAGAATTTCAATCTATGTCACCGTCACGTTGTTTAATACGTTATGATGACAATGAAGTAGTTAGACGTAATACAAACGCAATTTCAACATTTAAAAAGAATTATTCTTCAGGTATGCACGATACAACCGTTGTGTCTGAGAGTGATGATTTAACTAACTTTGATAATGCTTTTGATAAAGAAACAACTACAAAGATAGATTGTTCCAAAGTAAAAGCTACCTACCTCACTTCACCTATGGGAAACGGATTTGAGAATATAACAGCCTTTGTTTTCCCTGCTAATCTTGCAAACATTTCGACCAGTGAGGGTGTGTTGTCAGGCTGTAAAGAACTTGCCAATATTGCATTTCCTACAGTATATTGTGATATTTCACACCCCGAATCGTTTCTTGCTAATAGCACATTTGTTAATGGTTTGGAACTGCCTTACACCTTGACTTTCGTTCCAATGGTTTCAGTTGATGGGCAAACAGGTGTCGAAGAAATAAAGCGAAATGAGATACTAAAAGGAAGTCATGTTGTTGGAAACTTAAACATCAAAGCGGCAACTACAAATAAATGCGTAGTGTATGTAAACAAAGAAACAACAAGTTTAGTTATTTATCCTGCGACAGTGCAGGGAAGATTCTATCTTATGGGCAAAGGTATTGATGGAGATTTATCTGGACTTCAAACTATACAAATTGGGCGATCTACTAATATTAACGACACCGATGGTTTTGCAAGTAATACATCAGCAAACATAAATCTAAGTTTAGACTTTCAATCGGGTAATTGTACTACTAAAATACCTAAAAACGCTTTTAATGGCTATAGTGGTAATACGATTAATGTTGTAATTTATGGTAATGTGACCAACAGCAATGGTATTACGCTTGAAAGCGGATCGTTTTGCAATATGCCCAATATGACAAAATTGCCAATGACAAATAATACAAGCTTAAAAGTTATACCTGAGAACTGTATGAATAATTTAGCATCATTAACTTCAGCGACTACAGGCTATGTGGTTGACGTTGAGGGTTGTAACGATATGACCAATCTGATAACTTTAAGAATTGAAAGTTCTTGTGAGAAGGTAAATGGGTTTAATAACTGCCCTAAATTGAAAAGTTTGTCATTCATGAGTGACGGAAAAGTAAAAGAGATTGGTGGGTTAAACAATAACGCTATTACAACATTTTATATTCCAAATACGGCTTTGTCTGTATCGGGCGTGAATAATTGCTCTGCATTAACAACGGTTGCTATTGGAGCTTCTTTGACTAGCTTTACAGGGTTTAATAATTGTCCTAAATTAAACAAGTTTACTGTGGATAGTTCTAATACTACTTTCAGAGTCGTTGATAATAACCTCTACCAAGGGAATAAACTTTGCCGTGTTCCAATGAGTAAGTCAGATATTGTGGTAACAAATGGTACAACGGAAATCATGAGCAATGCCATTCAGGTTGCTTTTGCAAACAGCATTTCTATTCCAAATGGTTGTATTTTATCTAACGACTCAATCAAGTGTCAAAGCGTAGGTCAAATTATTCTCCATACTTCTTTTAACACAGAAACTGGGAAATATAATAATTTAACTATGACCGATTTTAGCACCCTTGATAATGTACAAGTCGGAACTATTTTCACGTATGGAAATGGTATAACAGATACTACAAACGCAAATTGTTTGCCTATTGTAAAATACTGTATAGAACATAACATCAATTATGTTGATATGAATGAAACAAACACTAACGCTCGTGGAACTATTGGAATAAGCGGTAACGCAGAATTGGACGGTGATAATTAATGATAAATACTTATACTTGCATACCAAATCAAACTTCATCAGAAACCGTGTTTGCAGACCTTAAAACATTTTTTGAAGATAAGTGGACTTGGAGCAAAATTGAAACAAATTATCCTGACAGTGAGTCCACCGATTATAACACTTTGACATTTTGGATTGATAATACAACGTACTTGAGAATAATGTTTGATCCTGCAAAGTCACGTTATTGGGCTGGGTGTGGTGAATATGACTCTTCCCAAACGTCACCATATGCTGATTATGTCAGCTTTACCTATAGCAAGTTTGATAGTGTCATGTTGTATACTACAAGTCGGGGAATGTTGATTTTGTTTAAAAGTGGAGATAATGACTATGTATTAGGTGGGGCTATTGCAAAGATGAGAAAGCTGTCCGATGATACAGAGATAACAGGTTTCTTTACCCCTACTTCAAATTCAGGACATCAAGGAAGTAAAATGGCAAGTTTGTATAATATGTTTAGTCAAAGTTTGCACAATGGCGGTACGAACCTTGTACCACAAGTTGATTTTAATATACCATTGAACAGCACAATTGAGGGTCAGTATGCTGCTAAAACTGACGGAATATTCTATGTTTATATGGGGCAAAGTAGTGTGTTTCCTGCTGACGGAACTGTTGTAAAATTCACAATGAATGGTGTTAATTATGTGGGTAACTGCAAAATGGTTTTAGCTGATTATTCGTAAAGGCGGTGTGTAGAATGTCTAAAATGAATAAGCTAATTAAGGAAAGCCAAGACAACAAAAAAACACTTGGTTACACCTACGGAACAGTTAAAAGCTATGACTCTACAAACTGTACAGCAATTGTTTCGCTATTAGAGTATAATGGTGCTGAAAAATCTTTTCTGAATAAATCAGGTGAGATTTTAAGCATGGGAGACAGTGTGTGGATCTATTTCCGTGGTGGCGGTATAAACGCTGGTTACATTGCTATTAGGAATGGCAAACCTATACCTCTAGGAAGTCAAAATTCTAGCGTAGGACGATTTGTTGAATACGTTGATAGTGGTGGTAGTAGACACATCTCAGAAAAGTTTAATTATTATGGCAATTCTTATTGGTATACTATAACCCCTGATGGAACAAAACAGATTACTATTTATCTCGAAAATATTGCTCATGGTGATTATAACCATGTTGAAGGTCAAGCAAACCACTGCTACGAATATAGTTATGACAGCAATAATTATATTGATTTTTCAGAAATGAAAACTAGCAAAATACCCTATCTTCGTGAAAATAGCAGTTTAAATTCCTTAACAGGTTTTAATAATACTAGCGTTGGTGGTTTTTGTAATCACGTCAGCGGTATGTGGAATACATCTGAATATAGTGTGGCGGTTGAGTGTAGCGGTGCAAAAAATACTGTTTTCAATTCTCGTGATACATATGTTAATGGTATGAATAATATGCTAGAGGGTGTAGCTTATAGTATTGTAGTTGGCACATGGAATATTGTTAAGGGTGACAAAACTAAAGACCAAATGGCAAAATATAACGCCGTGTTTGGAGATCAAAATGATGTTCTTAATTATGATGGATGTCTTGTTGCAGGTACATGGAATCATGCCACGGCAGATAACCAAACCGTTATAGGTATCAATGCAAAATCAACTTATAAAAGCTCGGAAAATGCAAGTATACTATTTAATATAGGAAATGGTCATAATATAGAAGATGGAACTCTAACTCAAAACTCTGCAATGCAAGTAGACTTTTCAGGCAATGTTTATGCTGGCGGTGCATACAAAACTATTGGCGCTGACTATGCCGAATATTTTGAATGGCTTGACGGAAATGTTGACAATCAAGATAGGATCGGATTATTCGTTACGCTTGACGGTGATAAAATTAAGCTTGCGAATAAAGACGATTATATACTCGGCGTCATATCAGCTAATCCGTCTATTGTTGGTAACTCTGCTGAATTAGATTGGCATGATAAGTATAAAACAGATGTTTATGGACGGTTGATTTATGATGAGTCATACAATCCTATAGTCAGTGAAAACTATAACGATACGCTTGAATATGTTCCTCGTGGGGCTAGAAAAGAGTATAGCAAAGTTGGCTTGTTAGGACAGTTAGTAGTTCAAGATGACGGAACGTGCAAGGTCAACGGATATTGTACGGCTAGTGTGAATGGCGTGGCAACCAAGTCAGATAGTGGTTATAGGGTTATCAAACGTATTGATGAAACACATATAAAAATAATACTTAAATAGAAAGAGGGCTAACAACCCTCTTTTATTATTGGAGGAAAAGTTATGAAAGAGATTATTACTCAGATGATTACAGAGTATTTGCCTGTAATTTTAACAGCGGTTATGACGGCTATTGTCGGTTTTGTAAAATCGAAGTATACAAAAATCGCAAATGACAGCATTAAGAAAGATGTGGCGGCTACAACGGTTAAGTACATAGAACAGATTTATAAAGACGTTCACGGCACAGAAAAGCTTGAAAAAGCTAAAGAAACCATGCTTGCCCTGCTTGAAGAAAAGGGCATTAAGATTTCCGATGTAGAGCTTGTTATCTTGCTTGAAAGTGCTGTTAAGGATATGAATTATAAATCACTCACAGATTTTATTGACGAGGTTAAGAATGGCGGTGAGTAATTATGAGCACGGTTAAGGAAATTGCTACCTACTGTGGAAGTATTACAACCATTTTGGCACTGATAACAATTATTGTTAAACCAATCAGGAATAGATTTGTAGGATGGATTTCAAAAACAAGTGGCAAAGATAATCTAAATAAAAAAATAGATAAATTAACAGTATTAGTGGAAAGACAGGTAGAACAGAATCAAAGCATGGAAAATGAGTTACAAAAACAAAGTTTGGCTTTGCAGGCCACGCTGAGAAATTCTATTTTAGCGATTTATAATTCAAGAATGAAAGAAAATAGTATTTCACTGTACGAAAAAGAAAATCTCGCAAGACTATACGAAAGTTATTCGTCTATTGGTGGCAATAGTTTTGTGCATAACTGTGTAGACGAATTGAACAAACTGCCCGTAAAAGAAGATTAATTGGAAAGGAAGTATACATATGGCAACAACAATAAAAGGTATAGATGTTTCTCATTGGCAGGGTACTAATGTAGATTTTAACAAAGTAAAAAAGGCAGGATATGACTTTGTTATGATAAACGCAGGCTACGGCAAATATATCGGTCAGAAAGACGAATGTTTTGAAACCAATTACAAAAAGGCAAAATCAGCAGGGCTTAAAGTTGGTACTTATTGGTATTCATATGCTCTAACATCAGCAGATGCCGAATTAGAAGCCAAGGTGTTTCTTGAGGCGATCAAGGGTAAAACTTTTGAAATGCCTATTGCTTTTGATATAGAAGATAGTACACAGTGTAATTTGTCGGCTTCTACTATAGGTAGTATAATTAATGCTTTTTGCGGTTATTGTGAAAAGAAAAATTATTATGTAATGCTTTATAGCTATGCTGCTTTTCTTAACAGTAAAGTTCCTAGTGATTGTAAAAACAAATATTGTGTATGGCTTGCTGAATTTGACAAGTCAAAGCCTTCATACGGTGGTAGCTATGGTATGTGGCAGTACACAAGTAAAGGCTCGGTTTCAGGTGTAAATGGAAACTGTGATTGCAATTATGCCTATAAAGATTTTACCGCAATTATAAAGAAAAAGGGTCTTAATGGTTTTAAAAAGCAAAAAAACAATGAACTTCCGATACTTGAAAAGTCTGGCTATAAAAAGGGTGATAAGACCAGTGGTGTTCTTGCTCTAAAAGAAATGCTCATCATAGCCAAGGCGAGAAAACTTCACAATGTCACGCTTGACGAGAACGGTATTTTTGGTGACGGCACTGAAAAAGCTGTTAATGCTTTGCTGAAAAAGTGGGGTTATAAACAGACTAGCATTGCAGGTGAGAAGTTTATCAAGAAGCTTGCAAGTGCTATTAAGTAATACTAATTGTTTTTTGTTTTTAAAGGGCGAGGTAACACAGCTTCGCCCTTGTTATATTTTATTTATACGAAAGGAAGATGAACTATGGCGTATTGTGCTACAAACGGAAACCTGTATGAAAACGGAAAAGCTTTTGAGCTGAAAGTTGGCATTGGTGCTGATTTTAAAGTACAGACTTCGGGAACTGGTAGTTTTCAGGTTGTAGGAAAACTGACTCAGAATGGTGCAGAGAAAGTGCTTATGATGGTTGATCTGAGCGACTTCTCAACAGTTGATACGATTACAACAGAAAATGTTTATGCAGGAGATGTTAGTGGTTACTATAGTGTAACTGTTAAAAATGTCAAGGGTGTAAACAAAATTTGGGGAACTATAACATATTAAGGAGGTGGATTTATGGCTACAGATATTATTGCTAGAGGTATGGCAGCTAATGCAAAAAAATCTGTTACCGAGTTAGGTAACAAAATTGAAAGCGAAAAGTGGACTGGTACTAAAGCTGAGTGGGAAGCTGTTGATAAATCCACTATAAAGGACGGAACAATCGTATATATCACTGACGATGAAACGGTGATTTTATACGATAAAGCGGAAATGGAAAAGATAGCCGCACAGGTCGCCGCAGACCGCAAAGCCGCTGAAACAGCTGCACAGACAGCACAGGCGGTGGCTGACAGTTTGCCTGAGGACTATACTACAGCTGTCGGTAAAATCGCAGAAAACACAGCTGAAATAGGGCGTGTAAAGCTGACCGACAATGAGTTGCAAAGGCGTGTAAATGCACTGTATTCCATCGGTCAGGGTATCACACACCAGTTTGAAACCGACAGCGAAACAGCGTATCAGAAAACTGTGCCGACAGGCGGTAAGCTGATGAGCGTGAAGTCTGTTGGTGGTCATTCTGAGGTCATTGACGGTGAGATTGTCAGTGCAGGCACAGAGAGCATTATAGAGCAGGGAGCTAACCTGTGTGACCCGACAATTTTTTCAACAGCGTATCCTGAATTTATTACGGTAAAAGATAATATCATAGATGTCTTTTCGGGCGGTCAAGCAATGTTTGGAACTGGTGTTGCGTTAAAAATTCCACAGGGGTATAGTATGACATTTACCCCTGTGTCAAAAGGAAATATGGCAACCAATGGACGAATTCGTGCACTATTTTCTGACGGTGATTCAAGTGATATAGCCTACATCACTGACGGAAACAGTCTGCCAAAATCAACAACAAACTATGTTGTAAAAAAAGACATTTCAGCTATAGCATTTAACTGGTCTGACCTCAAAAGCGGATACGCATTCAAAATGCAGATAACACAGAACGCAACTAATTCATTCGCCCCCTATCACAGCAACGTTTACCAGATACCCGAAGCTATCAAGGCACTGCCTGGCTACGGTTGGAGTGCAGGAACGGCACGAAACTATGTGGACTATGAAAATAAAAAATACTACCAGTGTGTGGGTAGTGTGGATTTAGGAACGCTGACGTGGACTGCTGGTGAATCTGTGTCATTTAAAACACATCATTTAGCCGGGCAAAAATTGACAAAAAGTTATAGCATTGCACCAAATTTCATATGCCCAAAATATTCGACAAAAACGCAAAATGAATCGTGGGGCAAAACCAGTATAACAGGCATATCAGCTACATCAAACGTTAACGGGTATATCTATGTCAACGATACGTCCTATACCGATGCCACCGCATTCAAACAGGCAATGCAGGGTGTTATCCTATACTACGAACTAGCAAACCCAATCGTCACGGATATTTCAACCATGCTAACAGATGATTTTCTGCGAAATCTAACAGTCGAAGCAGGCGGTAGCATAACGTTCAAAGGTGGTAATGACGATTACAGAATACCTGTGCCATCAGAGGAGGAGTACGTTGTAAAACTAAGTGAAGTAGGAGGTACAACATGACGGATTTAGAAAAATCTATGGTTGAGAGCATGGGGCTGACGGAAGACAATTTTCGCAAGCCCAAAGTCACCGAGATAGACAGGATAAAGGCAAACGTTGATTTTTTGGCTATGTTGAACGGTGTTGAGTTGAATGAGGTGAGCGGCGATGAGTAAAAACTACGCAAAGGTCAAGAGATACTATGACAGCCGTTTGTGGTCGGTTGCTATGGTGCGCGCCGCTGTTGGAAAGTGGATAACGGCGGAGGAGTATGAGAAAATTACGGGGACGAAGTATGAAAATTCTCAAAAGAACAAGTAAATAAAAACCCCATTTGATTAAAAAATACAGGCTCGGAAAGTGCGTAGATGCGTGGTTTGCGAGCCTTGTGTTTTATAAAATTATAAAAAATTAAAATTAGACAAAAAATAAGGAGATGAGATACAATGAGTGTAAATACATTTGACAAGAACAATGGCGACCTTACACCTTTATCTAAATTGTATCAAATAGAATCGGGTGACGAGGTCGGCAAATTGTTTGAAGAAATGACCTCGCTCAAAACACAGGTAGAAAGCAATACCGAGAAAATTAGTGAATTAGAAAACAGTAAATCGGTTATGCCGAGTGGAATGGCATTTACGATCGCCTATGGCGCAATAAGTTCTTCAATCACAGGAAAAGCAACAATAGAGGAGGAACAAGTATGAAAATATACGAGGGAACAGACGGACTTAGAGGATTAGTCAGGAAGCTTATTGAAGTTTATAATTTTAAGAAAGTTGTGTACGAGGGCGATAACGCAAGTATTGACACCAAAGATGCTACCTTTCAGCTTTGGGTAACAGACGAGCTGTTTTTAAGAGGTCAGTTTGCTGATACAAGTAGAAGTTTTGGTTGGTGTGACCTAAGAACAGAAGTATTGACTTGTCCTTGTGTGGGTACTACACCTAACATTGGAGATCCAAGAAGATGGATTATTTATAAGTAAAGTGATTTAGTAGCTATTGGAATAGACGGTAATACCGCTAGTAGACCTGGTATAAATATAATAATTGGTGAAGTAACTAACTATGAAACAGGAGAAACTGAAATAGGAATGGCCACAAGTTGTGCTGATAATAATACTCGCTTATATACAGTATTCACTGATGGGGCTACTATTAAATCTACTCCTTATAGATATTTTTGTCAGCAGAAATCGGTGACTTCACTTGCTCCTGTAGTTTCTACTGATTTAAACAAAGGTTTTACAAATGTATATCACATACTTTCTCATATACAGGGTATATCAGATAGTTATAATAATAGTGACTACGCCGTACCTACACAAACTATACTACTCAATAATAAGAAATATCTGTTAAGCAGATTTGCATTTGAGATAAAGGAGTAAAATATAAAGGTGATGAAATATGAGTGTAAATAAATTTACAAAACCCACCAATGAATTAACTCCATTGGCAAATATGGTCGAATGCATCACAGACGAGGCTACAAATTTAACAAATCGTATCGAATCTTTAGAAAAGCAATCTTCTGATTTAAACACTCAAGTTAGCACAAATACGCAAAAAGTAAGTACGATGCAACGTGATATATTGAGAAAAATAAACCAAGTTTGTCTTAATAATACCGAAGATGGCGATTACTCCATATGGACAAAATACGACAAAGGTGATGTTGTTGATTGGGTTAAGACAAGAATGGTAAATAATCAAAAAATAGACAGATTTTATATAGAGGGTACAATAGAAGATGTTCCATGTTATAAAAATGGAGTGGAAACAACAAAAACCGTAAGCTATAAAACGACATTCATTTGTGTTGGTGTTGACTTTGTTAAACCTTCAGACGAAGCTAAGCGTACATATACATTCCTAGCCACAGGGTCTCCAATAGGTGAAAACATTATTGATCCTGCTACTAGCCTTAATGATATGCCGGCATATTCAAAAACATTTTTACAAACAAAGGTAATGCCCGTATATGAAGAACACTTTAAGAACATTTTTAAGTATCATGTTGCAACATTGTCTGAACCACTGCCATACGAAATTGACACTAGCATACAAAGTTTTGCCTCTACTAAACAAGGTGGTAGGAGTAAAGAAAACTATGGGAATAATCCTGTAACATTCAGTATGCGTTTGCCAAGTGAGATCGAACTTTTTGGGCATAGGATAATTTCAGGCGTTTTTGATAACACTGGTATGGACGTACAATTTCCATATTTCGCATTAAATTCTCCGCATTATAGCCTTTATATGAATAAGGATAGTGCAGAAAATAAGGATATCTACCTTTCATCGGATATGTGGTTAGCTTCGTATGACTATAATAATTATTATAGTTGTTATACACTGCCAGAGTTTTCTGGTAGAGGAAAAGGCAAAGTTGTTACAAGCAGACCTTGCAATGTAGAATTTGGGATATATCCATTAATTACTTTGACTTCACAATAA